TGATCCACAACTCCCGCGTCCCCCGGTTGAACTCCGCCCGGATGCCGCCGAACTGCGCCGAGGACAACGTGCGGATCAACGGCAGGATCGGGTCTGGCGTCTCGACCGTGGCAACCGGCGCCACCTCGGCCTCGTTGCAGCGGTAGAGTCCGCGCTCCGAGATGAAGTACGCCAGGTTGCCGATGGACACGATGCTCTTGGGCGCGATGGTGCCCACGTCCGCCGTGAGGCCCTGGGGCGCCACGGTGATGTCGTCCTGCCCGAACCCCGTCAAGCGCGAGATGCCTCGACGGTGGAAGATCAACAGCGACGTGTTGACGCTGGCCAGCCCCACCACCGTTTCGTCTGCAAACGTCCGCACCACGATCTGACCGCCCGGCCCACCGCTCCCGCTGAACGACGCATCGCTGAACGAATCGCCGTTGTTGAGCCCGGAGTAGAAGATGGAGTCCGGCGCGCCACTGTCCCCGGCGCCCCACAGCCGCTGGTTGTGGACGGCCAGCGTGCTGACGTTGAACGCCCCGCCGATGCCGGTCGTGGTCAGCGTCGTGCCGTTCCACTTGTTCAGGCTGGACCCGTCCGCGATGTACGCCACGTCATTGCTCGCGTCCCGGAACTGGGCAAACGCTGGCGCGATACTGGTCGAGAGCGCGCCGGTCTGCGCCGTGTAGGTCCACGGGAAGCTGCCGTAGGCTGCCGTGTACAGCGTCCCGTTGTCGGCCACGACGAGGATCTGCTGCGTCCCCCCATCCCGCCGCCAGGTGTACCCGTTCAAGATGTCGCCGCCCAGTGCCGAGGACGACGTGCGCCGCGTCCCGCCGCGCTTGGTCACGGCGCCAAAGTCCGTCAGGCGCGCGTTCGTCGCCCGGCGCAGCTGGTTGGGCTGAAGCGACGCCTCGTCGGACACCGTGTTGAGCCCGCCCTGCATGGACGGCTGCTCGTCCAGCAGGGTGTCACGCGGAGGCGCAGCGGCACGAAAGGGCGCTGTCATCAGCCGCCGCTCCAGTCCCACTTCATGTCAGGATACGCCATCCGCGTCGGGTTGATCGTCTGCCGACGCATGTCGTCCAGCATCGTAGCCCGCTCCTCGTCGGCAATCCGGCGCAGGTTTGCCGCCGCCGCTGCCTCGGCGCCCCCCTTCTGCAGCAACTGGTAGGCCCCCTGGTAGACCAGCACCAGATGGTTGTTGTTCGGCCAGTCAATCGTCGCCGTGTCGGACGACAGGTCCAGCAGCGCCGTGGGCTTGTAGTTGACGCCAACGTACAGCCCCACGCCAAACGCCACCGGCAGCGCCTGCAGGTACGTCCCCGTCATGTAGTACATCCGGGGGTAGCTGGGCAGGTAGTTGGTCGTGGTGGCCAGCGGCACGTCCTGAAACCGCGTCTCGGAGTACAGGACGTTGCCATCCGACACCGACATCACGCGGTAGAGCAGCTGCTGGTTGTCGCCGCTGCCACTGTCCAGCGCGGTGAGCGCGACCTGCCCGTTGGCGTCCGTGGTCACCTGCCGCTGCGCGAACCGATAGTACGGCGCGGCGTTCAGGATGTTGGACCACTCGGCGTCATAGACCGAGTTCAGGACCGTCTTGATGAACGCGTCCGACCAGCGATCCGACTGCTCCGCGTCCATGTACTGCCGCGTGTCGCTGACCAGCTGGGCACGGGTGATGGCCGGCACGGATGCCTCTCAGGGAAAGTGGAACTACAGCGCCGGGGTGACCTGGACCCTCTTGCCCCGCCGCACCTTCGTCAGCCCCGTGGGGTCCGGGCTGTCCGTCAACTCCTGCAGCACCGCGTTGACCTGCTCGTTCAGCGCCTCCGTCTCATTGAAGCGGAGGATGCGATCCGCCAGCGCCGAGACTTCCTCCTTCGGGAACGTCCGCATGACGCGGTGGAGATGCGCCGGGGCGTCGTCCAGCGAGCAGTCCATCGGCAGGTAGCCGACGATGTCGTGCGCGCGCGCGGGATCGACCTCCCCACTCTGCACCGTCTCCCAGCGGCGGTCGTTCTCCGGCCACTGCCAGCAGATTGCCCAGTGCGTCCCGAGGTGGTCGATGAAGCGCAGGAACAGGTTCGGGTGGACCGCCCGAAGCCGCCGCTGCACCTCCGGCGACGGCTCGGGACGCCCCAGTGCATTCACCAGGACCGACACGTCCTAGTCCTGCACAAGCAGTTCGGCCACACCGACCAGGTCGTCGGGCTGCACCGACACCGCGCCGACCGTCACCAGCGCCAGCCGCAGACTGTCCCCGGGGCGCAGCGTGCGCTCGGAATCCGTCAGCGTGCCCGTGACACTCACCGTGATCGGCACGTTGGCCGTCTTGGCGTTGATGTCCACGGCCGCCGTCAATGCCAGCGCCGTGCCGCCGGTCATCTTGATGAGCTGCAGCGTGCAGCTGGTGGCCGCCGTGGGGTACACCTCGGCCGAGATGGTGAAGCGCGAGACGACGCACGTCGCCGCCATCGCCCCGATGTTGTGATTCTGCGTGCCAGCGGCCAGCGTGCCGGTGTTGATGCGCCCGCTGGTCAGCGGCACCGGCTGCGTCCCGAACCGGCCGGGCCGAGGCATGAAAGAATTACCAACGCCCATGGATGACTCCTGTTAGTTGCCGCGTTTGTTGAGCCCACGGACAGCGTCATGGATGCGCTTGTGGACCCGGAGAGCCTTTTCTGTGACGATGCGAGACGGCGACTGCGTGTACCGCTGGAACCTCCTGCACAGCACAGCTTGGCGCTTCTTGATGATGAGGTATGGCAGAACAGCGTCAAGGGCGAACATCGCGACGTAGGACGAGGATCTCCACTTCCAGTGCTCTTTCCCTCGGGCCTTGGCAGGATGAAAGGTCACCGACCCACCAAGCTTTTTCCGAAGAAACTCGATGACGGCCTGGTTCGTGTTGCCCACCTCGACACACATACGATACTGCCCTGACCTACGGCTACTGCCACCACCAGAACCGACATGGTGGATACCGATCCATCCCTCGCCATCAATGATGCCGGCGATGTACGCCGCATCCGTTGGCTCCAACACCAGCGCACGCCCAGCCAACCGCTCACCGTGCCGACGCTTCGACGCCTCCCGCCGACCCGCTGCGTACCGCTCCGCGTATCGCTTCCGAGACTCGGCGTAGATGCACGCCTTGCATTGCAACCGACTCCGCTTCGCAAACGCCTCCGCGTCCTTCTCCTCGCCGCACTTCTTACATCTCATCGCATCCTCCGGTCAGGTGGAGCCGTAATGTAAACTCTCGACGAGTTGCACGGCTACCTGACCGAAGGAGTGCGAGGCTAAGTTGTTATCTTACAACAACCTAGATGACGTGCGAGTAACGGGCATTATCCGTATATCCGACGATGATCCCATGGGCGTTTCTGGCCAAACACGCGAGATTCCCGTACCACCCATAGGTCGTCTCGAACGCATCGCGGCCCTGCAGCCACCGCCACGGCCCGGCGCCCTCGAACTCGACGAAGCCCCAATCCTTCGCATCCACCCACGCGAGCGAGGGGATGTGCAGGAGGTAGATGGTGCCGGCGGGGACGTAGTAGTCCTGCACCATGTTGATCCCGCAGACCTCGACGGCGCGGTAGCCGCCCTTGATGGTGCGCGAGAACTCGCCCGCCGTGAACCGGCGCTGGGCCACCATCGACTCCATGAGGCGCTTGGTCACGCCCGGGGTGGACATGAGCAGGAACTCCTGCGGCCGGGTCATGGCGTCCTTGCCGGACAGCCCGTTGACCCGCTGGATGAGATCCCAGATGTCCGACTCGGTCGGCTGGTTCGCGTCCGGGGTGTCGGTCCCGGCGGCCAGGCGCACCGTGTTCCAGATCGGGTACGTCGAGGCCGCGACGTTGTGCAGCGTCCCGTAGGACCCGCCCCGGTTGGTGATGTTCACCAGCCCGTTCATGGCGCTGTTGTACGAGGTGTCGTTCGCGGTCGCCTTGACCACCCAGTCCGAACCCGTGGTGCCGGAGATCGCGGCCGACAGGGTCAGGGTGGAGTTGTCACCCGAGACGCTGATCGCGGTGACCTGCGCCCGCCCGCGCACCGCGGGGCCGGTGGGGTTCAGGATGGCGATGGTGTCGCCCACCGAGATGAGCAGCGAGCCCTGCCCGGCGTTGGCCAGCCCGTAGGGGCTGTTCACCACGACGGTGACCGGCGGGCCAGCGGTGTAGCTGGACACCAGCGCGACGATGCCATCGGGCTTGTTGTGGAGCGCCTGCTGCATGAGCAGCTTGGAGGCGTCCTTGATCTCCTCCATCGTCTTGCGGAGGATCGTGGTGAACGCGGCCTCCTTCGACTGCGTCCCGACGAAGGCGAGGCCGTCCACCTGGCGCGTGGTGTAGGCGCGGACCACGCCGACGTTCGCCTGGACTTCCTGCGCGGTGGTGTCACCCGGGAAGTGCCCGGCGCTGGAGAACGTGGCGCCCGACGCGCGGCC